AAGAGCGAATACTGTACATAGCATCAGACCCCTTTGGCCTATGCGATAAAAACTCACTGCGAAAAATTGCTTTGGAGGTCCGTAAAATAGAAGACCGCATCAAGCAGTTAGAGGAAGAGAACGACGCCATGCGAGCGGATCTATTGCTGTGGCGGGAGGACAAATTAGCGTGAGTGATACACCGAGGACAGACAAAGTTCTATACAGCGTAGACGTATGCGACGGAGAGGAAGTTGTTAACATTGCGTTTGCTCGCGAGCTAGAACGTGAGCTTAACGAAGCGAAGGAACTCATAAAACGATTAGAAGTGGCAGCATGGAAAAACTACAACAACGCCCATAAAGAGAAGGAGGACAAATGAGAGACTGCGCATTCATTTACGTCCACGCTTTTAACGGATTAGTGCGCGTTGAGAGTATTGATACAGCCAAACACATTGATGGAAATCCAGAATGGAAACACGTTAGCACAGTGAATCCTCACCTTGTGCTGGAGCAAATTCTCCGAGCGACGATCAAAGATCGGAACCTTATCATCAAACACCTGCTAAAATGAAACACCTGCACGAACTGCCGGAAGACGACCGGCTGAGGAACGTCGCCATCCAGGACATTGATGTCAGGATCCGCTGCCGTCACACCGGGACGACTCGCAATCCTCGACTCTGGAAGATCAAGCACGACACCTACAATCGCCTCGGCGACACTTGGAAGATCAACTTCGACTTTATCATCCAATGAAAGACTTCGACGTAGCCTTCACCATGATCGAATACGGCGGGTCATTCGTTCGCAAACTCGGTGCCGCGGCATTGGTGGCCGATCCAGAGAACCTGGCGAAGATCAAGGGCACCTGGCCTGAGTACTGGTCGCAATACGACCGAATGGCAAAACAGCTTTCGGAGGTCGAGAAACAGGCCTCTAAATAACAACAACAACAAAACGTAAGACGAAATGATAATCAAAGCAGCAGGCGGTAAAGAGTTCGCACCGTGCCCCGAGTTCTCGGGCCGAGCGGTGTGCGTAGATGTGACTCCGTTGAAGGAGTACGAGACCGAGTACGGCATCAAAAAGAAGTTCAAGTTCGCTTTTGAGTTGGACTTGATTGACGGATCACGCGACCCGGTGCAGCCCTGGGTGGTGTTCAGCAAGCCCCTGGTCCCCTCGTTGCACGAGAAGGCAGCCCTCACCAAGGTGCTCAAGGACTGGTTTGGCCGTAAGCTCACAGACCAGGAGAACAATGGCCTCGACCTCGAGTCGTTGATTGGCCGGCCAGTAACACTCATCATTGCCCATGAGCAAAGCCAGGATGGCACCAAGACGTACGCCAACATCAAACTGATGATGCCGCACAAGCATGGCGAGCCGCTCCAACCCTCGGGCCTGTGGGTACGGATGCAAGACCGCCCGGCTAAGGATGAAAAGGGCCCCACCGTGGTCCCGAATACTACGACACCTCGACCAGTTGACCTAGGCAGCACCAAGGTTCACGTAGGCAAGTTCAAGGGCACCGCCATCTCGGAGCTCACCGACTCCGCGGTTAAAGGCCTGGGCGAGCACTGGCTGCCCAAGGCGCAGGTTAACGCCGGCAAGACACCGGAGGACAAACAGCTCATTGCAGCCGTGATCAAGCGCCTGCAAGAGATCGACGCCAAAGACCAACCCGACTTCGACGACGTACCTTTCTGATGAAAACTAAAAAGAAATACGTTAAGTTGGTCGACAAGATCCCCGACGTGATACGGATGCGCTCTGAGGGGATGACCCTCAAGCAGATCGGCGAGCACTTAAACTTGTCGAGGCAGCGGATCAACCAGATCGAGCAGGCAGCCGAGATGCATGAAGAGATCCTTCAATTATGGGGCTTCCCGTTCTCGGTTAGGACGTTCAATACATTGGAGCGCCTGTGCATCAAGAGCCGTGAGCAGGCCCTTGACCTCTACAACAGCGGCCATCTACGACCAGGAGCTGTCCGCGGTTTCGGGTGGGTGAGCTATTACGAAATCTGCGAATGGCTGGAAGTCCCGCCGACTCAGAAGCCATCGAATCACCGGATCTGCCCACATTGCGGGAAGATCATCTAACACTTTCCGGTAACCTGTTGTTACCGGGGACTCATGGGGAATACCGGGGGCGCGCATCGGTCGACAAACGCGCATTAACTTTTCATCCTATTATGCCAGCCAACCATAAAATCTACTTTGACATCGAAACAGGCCCGATGCCTCTATCGGAACTCGTTATACCGCCATTCGTTGCCTCCGACGTAAAGCTGGGCAACATCAAGAACCCGGATCTCATAGCCGAAAAGATCCAGCGTGCCGAGGAGACGCACGTCAGCGATTACATCCGCAACGCTGCCCTGGATGCACTATCGGGCCAGATCCTGTGCATCGGCTACCGTATCGAGCATGAGACACCATCGGTGCTGTGCTATGATGCAGATGGCGAGGCCGAGATGCTGCGCCAGTGGTGGAAGCTCATTACCAGCATGGAGCGCCAGCCTACGATGATCGGCTTCAATGTTAAACCGTTTGACCTACCGTTCCTTATTAAGCGCAGTTGGAAGCACCGGATCACCCCACCCTACTGGATCCGGCAGGGCCGCTACTGGAGCGAGCTGGTGGTCGATCTGCGCGAGGTTTGGCAGTTGGGCGACAGTAGGGCGCACGGCAGTCTCGGGGCCATCAGCAGGCATCTGGGGCTCGGCGACAAGGCAGGCAATGGGGCCATGTTCTCCGAGCTGTTCAAGACCGACCGTGAGGCGGCGATCAACTACTGCCTACGTGATATCGAGCTGACCCAGAAGGTGGCTGACATATTGATGCCGGCCTACTGAGGAGCAACCATGACATGGATTCTACCCCGGCAGTTACACACCTTGGCCTGTGCGCTGGATACGGAGGCATTGAGCTTGGACTCAAACGAGCAATCCCAAGTCTGCGCACAGTCGCTCTTTGTGAGATCGAAGCCTTCGCCATTAGCAATCTGGTTGCGAAAATGGAAGCGGGACTCATGGACCCGGCACCTATCTGGCCGGATCTTAAGACCTTCCCTTGGGCAGCGTTTCGCGACCGAGTGGACATCCTCACTGGGGGCTACCCATGTCAGCCCTTCAGTGCAGCAGGGCAGCGTAAAGGCAAGGACGACCCAAGGCACCTCTGGCCCTACATCGCAGACGGCATTCGACTTCTCAGACCCCGGATCTGTTTCTTTGAAAACGTCGAAGGACATATCAGCCTGGGGCTGTCCGACGTCATCGAAGACCTGGCAGGAATGGGTTATCGAACGACGTGGGGCATATTCAGCGCGTCTGAATGCGGAGCGCCTCACCAACGCAAGCGGGTCTTCATCATGGCCCACCATGACAGCGAACGAGGCCAAGAATTCGCAAGGCGAGTCTCAACTCAAGCGCACACCCCCCCCCCTCGGCACGTCAGTGCTACTGGCCCACAGTCCAAGCCAGCGAGGTTCGACAGGGATTCCAGAACAGGAGCCGCGGTATGAAAGGACAACAAGAGAGTCTCACCACGGTGGTTATCAAGCAGCATGGCCCAGCCGTCCCGGCGAGCAGCAGTACGGATGGGAGCCGCCCAGAGTCGTGGGCGACACCAAGCAACAGCATGACGGCTGGACGATCAGAACAAATGAACTGTCGAGCGGGCAGGGAGGGATATGGCCATGTGGGGAATCACTTGCTGAGACAGACAGGCAACAACGGCAAACTCAACCCCCGTTGGGTGGAAACCCTGATGGGTCTGCCAGTGGGATGGACTATGCCCAGTTGTGCATCACCTGTGACAATAGAACGGATGAACTCCGACTCCTCGGTAACGGTGTTGTCCCAGCAACAGCAGAACGAGCTTTCAGAAGCCTGATGAGTGAGCTGGACATCGACCATCCTGTCAGCTAATGAAGACCAGTCAGCGTGAGCCCTAGGAAGCGATCGCAGGCACCACAACTACAAGCCATGTTCAACCCACTTTTCCCCACTCTTTCCGTGTCACGTCCCGTTGCTTGTACGGGAGTTCCTAGCACGGATTGGGTGGGGTTTTCTGTTTGAACCATGACCTACTCCGAAAAATTACAAGATCCGCGGTGGCAGAAGATGCGCCTAAAAATAATGTCCCGAGACAAGTTTCAGTGCGTGAAATGCGATTCCGCAACCAATACACTGACCGTTCACCATTTTTACTACATCTCGGGAAGGATGCCCTGGGAATACCCAGACCAATCAATGGTGACTCTTTGCAGGAAGTGTCACGTCGAAGGAAACGATGATTCCTGTCCCAGGCCTGCTTACTTTTACTTGTGGGAGGTTTCCGCGTGCTTTGAGATTGAAAGGCAAATTCAAATGATGCAGCAGGACATAGTTCCAGATGAGGGATGTCTGTTTTTTATTGAGCGAGCGGGGCATGATATTGGATGGCCTCCGTTTGAGATCATGCACCTCTTGAAAGACGCAGCGGAACAGGGAGTGATGACAAAAGAGTGGTTGGTTGAATTGAGGAATGAAGTGAAGTCGGCCTGTATTAAAAAGGAGAACAACCAATGAGAATCCGATCAATCAAGCCCGAGTTCTTCCACCACGAGGGACTGTTTGAGGCCGAGCTGGAAACCAAGCTACCGATCCGAGTGGCCTTTGCCGGCCTCTGGTGTATTGCTGACCGAGAAGGCAGATTCAAGTGGGAGCCCAGGCGCATCGGTGTGCAGGTTCTGCCCTACGATGGAGTCGACTTTTCACGCGTGCTCGACGCGTTGACCACGCGTGGTTTTGTTTTCAAGTATCGCGTAGATGACGAGTGTTTTGGATGGATTCCGAGCTTTCTAAAGCACCAGGTGATCAACAACCGGGAATCGCAGTCTATTCTGCCGGATCCAGAAGGAAACATTGAAGAAACGCCAATAAACACCGATGAAATTGACGCGTGCCCCACGCGTGCCCCACGCGACGACCACGCGGGTCAAGGGGAAGGGAAGGGAAGGGAAGGGAATGGAAAGGAAGGAGTTTCGCAGAAAGCCTTGAGTCCTGACCTCGAAGCCTTTCGCCTACGTGTTGGTGCGATGCTTCGCCGTAGGCCTTCGACCAAATGGTCTACCGGTGAAATCAAAAAGCTCAAAGAGGTGTTCGACCTGAACACACCTGAGGAAGACCTCGTTCGCCTGGAGCAACGCTACAAATCAAACGACCCGTATCTCAGGAAAGAACTAGATACCCTGTTGAACCATTGGAACGGTGAGATCGACAAGACTCAAAGCGATCTGATCTCAGGCAACAACAAGCTAGGCGCTTCCAGCCTCAACATATCGGACTACCAATGAGCGACCCCTACTACGCCCAGGACGACGAGTACGGCCTCATCGGTGCCTGTCTCACCGGCGGTCCTGATGTTTGCTACGAGGTATTCGCCCGGATACCACCGGATGCAATCCAGCAGGATAAGCTCCGCCAGGTGTACGAGATCACCAAGGCCCTCATAGGCAGGCACGAGGCAATCAGCCTCCAGACCGTGGTCAAAGAGTGGAAGCGCTCTATTCCTCAGATCACCCCGCCTTTTGAGGAATTGAACCGCTGCGACGAGATCTGCGCCAGCCCGGCCAATTATCCCGAGTTCGCCAAGGCTGTCCTGGAGGCTCACCACCGTCGCCATCTGCGATTCACCGGAGATCGTTTGATACGTGAATCCGCTGTCACCACCCTCTCGGTAGATCAAATCGTCTCTAATGCCGAGGCAGGCCTCACCGTCGAGGCAGCCAAAGAGGAAGTACAAAACTCCAAGTCCGTTGTAAGTCGGTTCATCGACAGCACTCAGGAACGGTTCAACCGCAAAGGCCAGTTGAGCGGCATTACCTCGGGCTTCCATCGTCTGGACAAGCTGACCGATGGTTTCCAGCTCGGTGAGTTAGCCATCATCGGAGCTAGGCCAAGCATCGGTAAGACGGCCATTGCCATAGCCATTGCCAAGGCAGCAGCCATCGAGCACCGGGTGCCAACCCTTTTCATTAGCCTAGAGATGTCCGATGAGTCTATCGTGCGCCGTATGGTCTCGACCGTTGGATCTATACCGATGCAGGCCATCAAGACCGGTGAGATGGATGAAGGAGGCATGAAGGCTATGGGTTCAGCTACAGCTAAAGTAGCCAGCAGTCCTATTTACTATGTGTCTGGCTCAGGCATATCCAGCATTGCTACAATCACCGCGGTAATACGCAGGGCAGTACGCAAGTGGGGAGTAAAATTAGTTCTCATAGATTACCTCCAAAAGATCCATGGTTCCAAGTCAGCCGAGAAGAAGACCTATGAGATTGCGGAAGTGTCAGGCAAGCTGAAGGCAGTGGCTCAAGATACTAGAACAGCCGTCGTAGCCTTGGCGCAGTTGAACCGTGAGAACGAAAAAGAAAAACGAGTGCCCAGGCTAAATGACCTTTCGGATAGCGGGCAAATCGAGCGTGATGCCGATCTAGTGCTCCTGCTCAACCGGGAGCGCCATGAGGCCAACGGCGAGGCCATCATCGCCATTGCAAAACAACGAGACGGTGAATGCGGCATCGTCCCTCTGTGGTACGAAGGCCAATACTGCCGTTTCACCGACCCATCTCCATCCTTCCAATGACCATAAAATACGACCTCAACCGCACCAAGCTCTTGAACGAAGCGCCCAGGCTGATCAAGTGGGCCATCGACCATGGCCTCATGTCCTACCCGCTCAGTCAGAAGTATCACAACGACGGCTCGCTTGACCCAGGCATCGAGGAAGAGATACACGTCGACCCGGAGCAGTACACCCCGGAGTTCTGTCAGCGTGCATACGAACTCAGGCAGCTAGGCCTTACACTGGACGACACTGCAAAAGCAATTGGTGTATCAAGAGGATCAATTACATACATATTAGCCAAAGGGCATGAAGCAATACTCGCATCCGACAGAATCAAACACGATTTGAAACAGCCATGAACAATCCAGCAACAGCAACCAACATGAACGACCCGTTCATTTACGCTCCACAGCCTACAACCGTGGTGAATGAGCCGACTACATCAGGCACAAGGCCCTCGATACACGTCAGCCTGTATGCATACGGTGGTATCAGTGCAGCCTGTCTCATGTCTTGGGTAGGCCTAACAGCCACCTTTAGTACTAGTGACCGCCAGACCGATCTACGAACCATTCGCGAGGATGCACTGATATCCCGAAGCCGTTGCCGTGCTACCAAATGGTTCCTAGACAGTGGCAAGGACGTATGGATCCAGATCGACCACGATATTGAGTTTGACCCGAAGGACATTATCCGCATGGCAGAGCTCGCCCATGAGCACCAGGCGACCGTGTGCATCCCCTACCCCTGCCGAGCACTACCGCTAAGGCCGGCCCTGCGTATTGACACCGAGCACGTTAAAGCTCTAAGGATGCAGACATCGGATGCCGAGTGTGCCACAGAGCTAGTACCGATCCGAATGTTCGCATCGGGATGCCTCGCAATCCCTCGACGTTGCCTTATGAGCGCACTTGATTGGCTCGGAGGGTCAGAGGTGCCAAACCCATATCGGATCGACTGGTGTAAGGATGTGAGGGTCGACCAGTTCCCGACACTGTGGATGCCGTTCGCGATGGACAGCCGCCCAGGAGAGTATGAGTACCTGTCCGAGGACTATGCTGCCGCGGTCAGGCTGTCCCTGTGCGACGTGAAGCATTATGCCATGCAACCGAAGAAACATCTCAACCACTGGGGCGAATATCCCTATGGGTTTAAACCGTATGTCGGGTAAGAAGGACAAGAAGCCATCGCTGAACGATGTAGCACAAGCTGCTGGTGTATATCCACACCACGCGCAATTTGTTATGTCTGGCAAAGGAAAGGTGCCTGCTGGTGTTAAAGAGAAAGTAATCAAGGCTGCTGAAGAGGTTGGGTATATTAAAACACATAACCCAAACCAGCACTTCAATAGCAAGCTAACACAAGAGAAGGCTGATATTGTTGTTGAAGGAATACTTCAAAACAAATCACTAGAGAGTATTGCTACTGATACAGGGTTGAGCACTGCTACTGCTTTCAAGTTAATACGAGGAGTTAAGGTTCCAACGGATTACCCAGAGAACGAGGACGACTGGCGTAAGGACGTGACCGGATTCCTGGAGGTTGCAATCTGGAAGGGAACAAAGCGACTGGCTGAATCCTCTATTAACTTGATCGATGATCGTAGTTTACCCGTTGCGGTCGCTGTGCTTACCGACAAACTTTCGGTCATCAAGGGCCAGCCTACTAGCATACATCTCAATATGACAGCATCAGTAAGCCACCGTGACCTGATGGCAGACCTAAAGGACCGTGACGTGACCCCAGTGAACGACGAGCAGACGCCCGATGTAACCGACTGACTGAGTATGATAAAATAGATTATCAGACCCTGATAACCACCCCACCGCCAAGGCCGGCGACAAGCAGGCCCAGGCAGGATGGGGGGAGGGGGTCAGGCCATCGGCTGCAGCGCCAAAAGGCGACGGGTTCTCTAAAGCGAAAAATATTAACAAATGTCCCTCCCTCTCTGCCTCCTATGCTCCAAGCCATTCGTAATCCTCAAGCACCACACCGGCCCTAAGCAGAAGCGCTTCTGCACCGAGGCGTGCAACACAGCCTGGTGGAACGAACAGCCGTTGCACCCTGTTATACCCCGGGTAGACGCCGCGCACCCTCGTGCTGTCGAGTTGCGACTCAAGCGGACCCAGCTCGTAACCTTAGAAAAAGCCGACCCATACACCTACGGCTACATTCCCGACCACTGGGAGATCGGCAACACCGAGTACGCACTCACCCAGGAGCTGTTGGTATCGGGCGGCAACCGGGCAGGTAAGACGCTATGGGCAGCCCGGCGAGTGGTGCAGACGCTGCTGGAGAAGGAGAACGCCGCGGTACTGTGCTGCCATACGAGCCATGCCACCTCGGTGACTGTTCAGCAGCCTGCGATCTATAACTACCTGCCTGTGGCGCTAAGGGGCACCAAGAAGGGCAGGATCCACTATCTCAACTACTCTCGGAAGAACGGTTTCACCGATGGTTCATTCATCCTCCCTAATGGCAGCCGGTGCGACTTCCTAAACTACACGCAGTCGGAGAACACTATCGAGGGGCGGGAGGCTGACATGATCTGGTGCGACGAGCTGGTGCCACAGTCATGGGTTGAGACGCTGCGCTACCGGCTCATTACACGCCGCGGCAAGCTACTGGTGACCCAGACGCCACTGGAGGGCGTTGCCTCGGTATACAAGGAATACACCGCCGGCTCTGCTATCACTAGGTTCGACGATGCGGAGCTACTGAAGGGCAAACAGGCGCTGCCTACATGGCCTGTGGGCAAGGCAGCCAGGACGATGGTGCAGGCCCAGACCAATAGGCGTACGGTGTTCTTCTTCTCGGAGGACAACCCCTACAACCCGTTCGACGAGATGAAGGCGAAGTTGGTTACGGCACCTATGGGGCAGATCCTTACCCGGGCCTATGGGTGGGCTTCTGATAACATTGGGAAGGCCTTCGCTAGGTTCCGAGTGGACATCCACTGCATCGAGCCCGAGGCCGTGCCTCCTGGGGGGACGCTGTACATGGTATGCGACCCTGCCGGCGCTCGGAACTGGTTCTGTATGTGGATGCTGGTGTACGAGAATGGCAGGCGGATCGTGGTGCGTGAGTTCCCGGATTACGCCAACTATGGCGAGTGGACGTTCCCATCGGAGAAACACGACGGCAAGGCAGGCCCGGCTCAGACACTGGATGCGGGTAGGTCAATATCGGAGTATCGGACCATGTTTCGGACCATTGAGGCGGAGCTGGGCTATGGTGAGCCCGTGATGCGATTGATCGACCCCAAGGCCGGCGGTAGCCCGGCACTATCGGAGCAGGGGGGCACCACGCTCATCGACCTGCTGGCTGAGTCCGACAACCCACTGGACGATGGCATGGCCTTCATCCCGGCTCCTGGTGTGCCTGTAGACCAAAGGACGAGCGCCATTAACAGCCTGCTGTCCTACGATGCTACGCAGGAGCTTACCCCGCTAAACGAGCCGGCGCTGTATGTGGTCAAGAACTGCAGCAACCTGATCTATGCTCTGAGCGAGCACACAGGTAGGGATGGTCAGAAAGGGGCATCCAAGGATCCTATCGACTGCATCGGTATGCTTTTGGTCTCGGGCCTTGCTTACGTGGGCAATGGGGGCTTCAATTCCCGCGGCGGCGGTGGATACTAATCTCTGAACCTATGCAAGGCGATTCATACAAGACGGCGGCTGATATAATGGCGACGGTGGGCGAGGAGCCCAATGTGAGTGCGTTGACCGAGGAATTGCGGCGTGCTGCTACGGATAACGGCATTAGTACCCGCATCGAGCGTATCGAGAACACGCGCTTCTGCCGTTGGCCTGGCCAAACGCCCGACGGCAAGAAGAACAACGCCGACGGTAATGCCAACAAGCCGGCGTTCCCCTGGGACGGTGCCAGCGACACGCGCATCCCCCTGGCCGACGAGGTGGTGAATGGTTTGGTCGACCTGTGTTCGACTGCCTTCTGGCGCTCGATGCTCCGGGTGGTCCCGAGCAATGTGACCACGGTCGACCAGGCGGCTACGGCGCACAACCTGATGGACTGGGCGGTTAACTCCAAGATGTACTCGGACCTTACCCGGGAGGTCGAGCTGCTGTCCCAGTACTTGTGGACCTACGGCTGGACCGGTGTGCATATCTCCTGGCAGCAGGAGATGGGGCAGAAGGAGCAGGAGCTGACCATGGACCAGGTGATGGCACTGGCCGCCCAGTCCCCCGAGGGCTCGGTTCTGGCAGACTTCCCTAACCTCATTGCCAACCCCGAGGCTGATGACCAGTCCGCGGAGTTGATGATGGCTGCCTTCCCGAATCTCAAAAAGCGCCGGGCCATTAAGGCTATCCGGGAGCTACGTGAGGAGGGCGAATGCGACTTTCCGGTGCCTGTGATGACCCAGAACAAGCCAATGATCACTGCCTTGGCACCCTGGGATGAGATTATATGCCCACCGGAGACCACCGACATCCAGAGTGCCCGGGTGGTGTTCCGCCGATACTACATGACCGAGATCGAGCTCATGCAGAAGGTTGAGACCGACGACTGGGATGAGGAGTGGGCCAAGGAAGCGATCAACACGATGGGCAAGTTCTCCAACTTTGCCGACTACACGTACCTCGTAGGCCTTCCAAACAATTCCTACGACGACCGCCAAAACCTTATTGAGGTGGTCTATGCGTACCAGAAGGCTGTGGATGCCGATGGTATCCCGGGTGTGTACTACACCGTGTTCTGCCCTCTGGTAGGCGACAAATGGGGCTACTTTGAGCTGCTAGACTATGCGCATGGCCAGTACCCGTTTGTGTGCTGGAGAAGCGAGCTCATCCACCGGAAGATGACCGAGAGCCGCGGTGTGCCCGAGATATGCTCGACCTGGCAGCAGGAGATTAAGGCCCAGCGCGACTCGGTGTTCGACTACACCAGCCTGGCCACCCTGCCTCCTATTGAGGTGCCAAAGACACGTGGTGGTAATTTGAAAATAGGGCCGGCCATCCAGATCCCGGTGCTACGCCGCGGTGAGATTGGTTTCATGGCTCCCCCAGCCCGTGAGCCCAATGTGGCCTTCACGCTGATCAACGAGGTCATGGCTCAGACCGACAGGTACTTTGGACGCCCAACGGAGAAGGTGCCCCCCGCGGTGACCCAGATGCGGCAGCAGAGGACCATCAACAACTGGCTGCATGGCTGGACCGAGGCCTTCCGGCAGGTGTTCAGTCTGACTTTGCAGTACATGGGCCCCCAGGAGGTGCAGCGCATCACTGGATCCCAGATTCAGATAGGCGAGGACGTGCAGGACTTTGACGTGACCTTGAAATTCGACGTTAGGGAGATGTCATCCGACCTGGTGAGCGAGAAGCTGAAGGCGATCTCAACCTTGATTCTGCCTCTGGACACCGCCGGCGTCATCGACCGGGCTAAATTAATCTCGGTCGCACTCCGGGCTATTGACCCGATGCTGGCTACTGAGCTTGTGATGCCTGCCGGGCCTGCATCGCAGAAGATGTTTGAGGATACTAACAACGAGATCGCGCTGATGTCCCTGGGCAATCCGCCCAAGCTCCGGGAAACCGATCCTACGGCTGCTATGCGGCTGCAATTCAGCCAACAAGTGCTTCAATCGAATCCGAAGTACCAGCAGCAGGTGCAGCAAGACCCGCTTTTCCAAGCTAACCTGCAGAAATACATTGAAAACCTGCAGTTCAGCGTCCAACAGCAGCAAAACGCTGTGACCGGTAGATTAGGAGTTCAACAATGAGACTTTCCGACGAGAAAATCCAAGAGGCCTTCGTTTCAACGGGAGACGAGTCGCCAATTATGCGTGCCTTGACCCAACTGCTATCGGAGATGATTGAGTCCGAGGTGCTCAGTGCAATACAGCCTGACCTAACGGACTCCAGCCGGGCCCACAACTGTGGTAGAGCCGCTTCACTCAAGGATCTATCGAGCTACATCGACAATTTGAGGACAGCTAATGGTTTGACGGATCAGTCCAACTAGTACCTCTTAACCACAACGGTTTCTTGGTTGACCTTAACAACCATGGCGCACAATACCCAGCTTGCAGGGTCTAAATAGCATGGATAACTCACAGAATACACAGGAAGCGATCCTGTCTAAAAACACGGCACAGGCTCCTAAAATCAATCCGCTTACCTTTGATGAGGCGGCATTGGCCAGGGTACTAGAACAAAGGTTCAGTGAGCCGGCAGAAAAACCGCAACAGCAGATCATTGAGGAAGACCCAGAGTCCGAGGCCGCGGATGCGGAATCTCAGACCGAGGAAGCGGATCCTACCGCTAACCAAGAGGAAAATCAGGACGAGTCTCCTGAGGATGTTCTTTCTGAACAGAAAACCGAAGACCAAGCCGACGAGGAACCGTCCGGTTACCGCAAGCGCATCGACAAGCTGACTCGCCAGAAGCGTGAGGCCATTGAAAAAGCCGGTGAGCTAGAGCGGGAGCTGAACGAAACCAAGTCCAAGCTGGAGAAGAGCCAAACCGATAGGCCGGTGCCGGTGGTGAATCAAGCCGATCCGTTTGCAGATGTCTGGGATGCGAAGAAACTCGATGAAGAGTGGAACAAGGCCCGAGATCTCAAACGCTGGTGCGAAGATAACATCGATGGCTGCGAAATAGGTGACAAGGAATACAGTTCTAGCGAGATCAAGCAGATCAAGCGGCGCGTAGAAGACGCGCTGGATATGCACATCCCGTCGAGAGCCCGGTTCCTGAACAACTACAAGCAGATCCAGCCTATTGCAGAGCAGATCTATCCGTTCTGGAAGGATCGTAGCAGCACTCAGTACACCGAGGCGCAGGCAGTGTTGCGGCAGTTGCCACAACTCTCTGCGTTACCGGAGCACCAGGTGCTTGTTGGCGACTTCCTGGAGGGCCGTAGACTGCGTTTGGAGCGTGAATCGGCCAAGGGGAAGCCCTCGGCTAAACTACCGCTTAAAACGGCTCCTAGACAGCCTGGAAAGCCTACGTCGAGTCCCGTTAAAAAGGACAATGCGCAGGCGGAAATCGCCGCGGCTAAGTCTCGGTTCTCGAAATCAGGAGGGGAATCTGAATTGGCTCGATTACTAGAACGTATTCTCTGACCTATGCCACTACTCCAACCTAACCAAGTCGGTATCCGCGAGGAACTCGCTGACTACATTGCCATCGTCGACCAGAAGTCGACCCCGTTCGTGTCTATGGCCCCCAAGGGCAAAGACCTTGGGAACATGGTGTTCTCCTGGCAGGTCGACAACTATGCTACGCCAGCGCCTGGTGGTATCGTTGACGGCACTGACGTGACCTACACTGCTGGTAGTCCTGGTAGCCCGGTTAACCCGGTTCCTAACCGTACCCGCCTGAGCAACAATGCCCAGGTGTTCCGTAACGATCTACGTATCGGCTTCATTGCCAACACCCAGAACGTCGCTGGCGTTGGTAACGGCGGTGAAATTGCCAACGGCATCAGCAAGCGCCTCATTGAGCTGAAACGCAAAATGGAAAGCACTTTCCTGTGCACAAATCAGGCAATTAAAAACGATGATGGAACAAATGCGTATCTGACTAGCTCGTTGGGTCAGTGGATTAAAACCACTAATTCGACTGGCACTGGTGCCCCCACCTCTTCGTTTGCGCCAGCATCCGGTGCCCGTTCTACCACGGCCACTGCTTCGTTTACTGAAGCCACTGTTCAGAATGTTCTTACGGCGATTTACTCGGCTACTGGAACTTTCCGCGATTACGATTGTTTCTTGGGAGCCAATCTCAAGCGTGCGTTTACCAATCTGACGGCCAGCACCACTGCCGTTACGACTAACACTAACACAATCGCTGCGACCGCTGTTCGCACCTTTAACCAAGAACTCGGATCTGACACTTTCAAGGCGTCAATCGATATTTTCGAGGGCGACTTCGGTCGGCTTGTATTACACCCCGACGTATGGGTAAATGCTTTGAATGCTGGAGCATTTGACTACAGCGCTACGGATGGCGGTGCCATCAAAGGCTACGTGGTCCCGATGGACATGGTTGAGATCCGTTACGCTAAGCTGCCTGAGGTCACTGTGCTGCCCAACAACGGTGGCGGTGAGGGCCGTTTGATTCAGGCCATTGCTGGTCTGTGTGTTAAAAATCCGAACGGCATGGGTATGTTCGATCCGACAACCTAATCTTTAGTTGCAAATTGGGGGAGGCTACTGGAAATTTCCGGGGGCCTCCCTTCTTTTTTGAATCATGTCCAATCCCAACTCCATCTCGACATTCATTGCAAATGCCCTGGACGATCTCCCAGGCGATCTACGCAACCAGGTGGTCAATGAGTTCAAGTCCGGCTACCGCAAAGAGTGGGTCAATGCTGGCATCCAGCAGCAGAAAATAGCCAAGCAGACCTCCATCAATGACTTCAAGTCTGTCGATGGCATCGGTCGACTCCGAATGCGTGTCGACCCCACACTGTACCATTATTGGGGCCACAAGCTAGGCTACGGCTGCTGGAAGGATTCGCAGTTCCTGCGAGAGGTCGAGCGCGACAATCCCGAGGTGCGTGTGAAATCGGGAGGTACACGCTTGCAAGTTGGGTTTGAAGGAGCCAAAAGAAGCAGTCAAAAGTTCCCATTATGAATGTTGGATCTAATCGTCAGCTCGCCGGCGAATACGGTGGCCGGTACATCTCGAGTGCGTCTGGCACTGTGACTGGCAACTTCCAGGCCATCCACGCGCTTGAGATCACCATCCTCGGGGCGACCGTGTCCAACATCACCAATTTTCCTGCCGGCGTGACGCTACAGGCCGGTGATGAGCTCCCGGGTGTGTGGACCTCGATCACGATTTCAAGTGGCTCTGTGGTGGCCTACAACCGCAAGTACGGCTAACAATGGCACGCCTTGGACTAGGACTAGGACTTGGAAGCAGCCAGCGCATTGGTGCTGGTGGCATTCCGCCTGATCCTCCTATCGAGCGCGTGGTCATCCTGTGCGAGAGCGGCGAGTACCTGGTACAGGAAGACTCGGGGCAGCTCGTCATCACTTTCGGAACATTCGACTCTTTACTCACACAAGCCGGTGACTTCCTCGTACAGGAAGACGGCGGCAAACTAGTCCTAGCAATCCAATAATATGGCAGACCTTAAGATTTCACAGCTAACAGCAATCTCAGTCCTTACACCGGCCACCGATGTGTTGCCTGTGGTCGACTCTGGAGGCGTCACAAAGAAGATCACCACCAACCAGATCCTAGGCTCTGGAGGCACCGCCACCCTCGCCTCCGCCACCATCACCGGCGATCTGACGGTGGATACGAACGTGTTGAAGGTGGACACGACGAACAATCGGGTGGGTATTGGTACGGCGACACCGGCAAACACTTTTCAAGTCATAGCCACAACTGGAATTGCCGCTGATTTTGCAGGAACTGGTGCTGCTGGTTTTCAGACAATTGCGCGTATTCGCACTGCTTCTGCAAGCTCAAATGGCTTTTTAATTCAAGGTAATAACACAACTGACGAAATCTTCTTCAACAATTTCTACAATGCCGCGCTTTTGTTTGGAACTAACAACACTGAGCGTCTCCGTATAGACTCCACAGGCAACGTCGGCATCGGAGTTACTACGTTTGGAACCTCTGCCGCTAAAGTTCTCGGTCTTGCTAATGCTACTGCTCCAAGCACTTCACCCGCTGGAATGGGTCAACTCTACGTCGAAGCCGGTGCGCTGAAGTTCCGTGGAAGCTCTGGCACTATCACCACAATCGCAGCCGCCTAATTTAAACGACTATGTCTACCATCCTCTGGATCATCGAACGCCTTCTCGTTAAGCCCACCGAAGGCTCCCTCACCGATGTCGTAATCACCGCCGACTGGCGTTGCAACGGCACTGACGAAACCTACAGCGGCACCTGCTACGGCTCCTGCTCGTTCGCTCCGCCGACTGGTAGCTTCACGCCTTACGAGGATCTGACGCAAGAGCAGGTGCTTGGTTGGTGCTACGCCAATGGAGTCGATCAAGCGGCCATCGAGGCGAACGTGACGCAGCAGATCAACGATCAGATCAATCCTCCGGTGGTTACGCTGCCGTTGCCGTGGGTGCCGGTGGTTGAAGCCGTCCAGCCTAAATCCGAGTAATGGAACCAACGAACAGCAGCACCAGCCCTGGACTATCCCTAGCAGCAGCGGCAGGTGCCACCGCTGTTTCGTTTATTCCGGTGCTCACTGACTGGGTAAGGCTTATCACAGCCGTGGTTGGCTTAGTTTGTGCCTGCTACGGAGCATATCGCTTATTTAAATCCAAATGAAAAACACGAAAACAACTCTCGCCGGTGTAGGTGCAATCCTGGTCGCTGTTGGTGGGGCTTTGAAGGCCATCTTCGATGGTGACCCGGGCACTAATGTCGATCTAACTACGACCATTGCAGCGGTCACCGCTGGCATTGGTTTGATCTGGGCTAAGGACGCCACCGAGGTGCCCCAAATTAAGAAACCCGAGTGAACTGGATCTATCAGATCCTCAAGGCTCTGTTGGACTGGCTCCGTGAAACACCACCTACCGATGTGCAACATGGTAACGCTCCCAAAGCCCTCAAGAACGATCTGGCTGACCGCATTGCTGATCTGCCTGGGCTGCCAGGTGACCAAGGTGGCCCTGGTGCCAAACGGTGATCCGGTGATGCTGGCCGAGCCTACTAAGGCTAGCGTCTACTCTTTCGACAGTAACAAGAAGCTAGTGGGGCCATCCCGAGTGGTTCTTCCGGCTGGTTGGTATGTACTACCCAAGCGATGATCACCTACCGCGGCCAAAAGTTTGCAGGCTATAACAAGCCCAAGGCCACTCCTGGCGAAAGCAAGAAGTCCGCGGTGCTCGCTAAGGAGGGTAATAAGGTTGCCCTGGTGCGTTTCGGCGACCCGGGCATGAGCATCAAGAAGCACATCCCGGACAACAAAAAGAGCTTCAACGCCCGTCACGGCTGCGACAACCCCGGTACTAAACTCTCCGCTAAATATTGGTCCTGTAAGGCTTGGAAATGAGAACCGTCACCTACGACTATGTACTGCAGCGTGCCTGTGAGCTCACTGGTCGCGTTTTCTCATCGCTAACGACCGAGGAGTCTAATCTCTTCCGTACGTTCATCTCCATGTCACTGAGGAGCGCCTGGGAGTGTTTCAACTGGCCCGAGCAGACCGTGTATCAGCAGGAGTTCTTTGCGGCCAACTACAGCTCGGCGCAGGTCTACTCCGGTGGCATGGTGGTCTACTACCCCACCGAGCAGAAGTACTACCAGTACGTTGGGGCCATCAACTCCAACAACCCTCCGACTCTCAACGGACCTGGAGGTACACTGAACTCCCAATACTGGGGGCTGGCACAGCCGAGCTACGGAAGCACTGCGACCTGGGACACGACGACCGTCTACAACATCGGCGACATCGTGCTGTATCCTGAGGACCAGGAATACTACCAGCTCTTTGCGACTGCTTCCGCCGGAACTGTTCCCACCAACGCTGTCTACTGGGGCCGGCTCAACAAGTTCCTGCGCTACATCAACCAACAGCTCAACCCAAGCGGGACTACCCGGGCTGTCGAGATTGGCGAGACATTCAGTGTGTGGCCTGCTGACCCCCGGATAACCTGGAGGCAGCATGAGCCAGCCTACACGCTCACCGATTACGGTATCCTGATTGGTGAGCAGCTTCCGTACGTCTGGATCGAGTTCCGCAAATCCCCTCCGCTGCTGTCGACTGCCGGCGAGGCTACTGCTTATGCTTTCCCGTACAGGTTCTGTGAGGTGTGCAGCCTCAAGGCCGCCGGCCAGATGCTCCGAGTGGATGGCAAGATCGACCTCGGGAACACCTTCCTTGAGCTCGGTGAGGTCGAGCTGACCAAGGAGATCGACAAGGTAGCTCTCCAAGAGAAGTATGTGCGCCAGATAATTGTCCCCGGTAGATAATATGCCCGACTTACCCGAGATCATGTCGGTCGACGATGGCTTCAAGGGAGTCATCTCGCGCCTAGATCCCGCCCAGGTGCCGGCGCAGTACGTCAGCCAGGCGATCAACAGGATCTTCCAGAACCAGCTCATCACAAACAGGTGGGGCATTGTGCAGCCTAAGTGGGGCGGTAAATGGACCACGTCGACCAGGACGGTCACGGTCACCTCAAGCTCTGCAACAGCGGTGGGAGTGAGCGGAACCACTATCCCTGCCGGATCCATCGTTTGCTCCGATAAAAGCATAAACTCATTGGTGTTCCCTAATGGCACCAGATGCATTCTGGATGAAAACACCAACGTCTCAATGTCGACCGCGGCAATCTCGTTTGCTGGACCGCCGGTAAACAAGAACGTTCAGTTTTACAGCTCCACAGATGCCTTCACCGACATCCTCGGTGTGCTGCCTTTCCGCGATCCTGACACCGGCTACCAAGCCCTAGTTGTGGCCACTAACGAGGCCCGTACATTGGCAACAGAAGATGGCGGTCAGGGCCGGATGTATCTGGTACGACCCAACCAGTCGAACCTGGAGATCCCGCTAAACGGGCACGACATCTACAGCCCGGTGCGGCTGATGCAGGCCACCAATGCGGTGGTGATGCTGCGACCCGGTAATGCCCGGTACTACTTCACCGGCGCTGATGTCAATTCGACCAACAGCACGGTGACGCTGCACGTCCCGCCAGACATGGAGTCCGGTGATCGGATTGGAGTAGTGCAGGTTGGTGTAGCACCAAACCTGTGGAAGGTGGCATCGACCACAGCCGGACAAGGCTTCGCAATGTTCGTGAACGTGAAGGGCGGAGGAGTCTGCACGTTACACTTATCCCAGGGATCCGCTCAAACCGGATCATCTCCGGTTGCTCTTTCATCAGGCCTCACTAGTTCAAACCGGTACTACTTTGAGCTGTCGAACAACACCACCGGGTACGACGTAACGCAAGGCGTCAGCGACTTCTATAACGACGGCCTACCGTTGATGATGGAGGCATCCTACAATGCTGGTGTGCCTGTATCGGCGCTTGATAACGGTTTCAACCGGATTGCATCGGTGAACGCTATCGTAGCGTCATCAAATACGGACGACACGATCACGGTCCCGAACCATCCGTTCGTTGCTGGTGATCAGGTGACAATCAGCAATGTAAGCGCAGGTGTTGCAAACGGAATCTACTACGTATTCCCCACCGATAAGAACTCGCTGAAGTTGTTTAGCGGATCTTCCGAGGAGCTTGATTCGCTCAACACGGCGGCAGTCGCTACCATAACCGCAACAGCCAGTGCAGTTACTGCAACCGGGACAGCAGTTGTTGCAAGCGGATCGGTTACTTCAATCACTCTTGGAATCGGTGGTGCTGGTTACGCCACAGCTCCGGGTGTTTCATTTTCAGGCGGAGGAGGAGTTGGCGCTGTGGCTACAGCAACCGTCTCTGGAGGCAAGGTTACTGGGTTTACCGTAGTAACACCTGGAACAGGGTACGCTACGCCTCCAACGGTCATAGTTGCCCCTCCTGCTGGTACTTCGACTGGTGTAACTGCATTGACCATTGTCAACCAAGGCGCTGGTTACGTGACCGCACCAGTCCCGGTAATAACCGGCGTAACAGGCGCAACCGCAACCACTACAATCACTGACGGCAAGGTCACCGCGGTCACTATCACCAACCCGGGGCATACCGCTACGTCAGTGGTTGTGACCGTACCCAAGCCGTCGACTCTCACCGAGATCACGTCTGACACTATTACTGGCACGATCAAGAAGTCCTCTGCCTCCGGTGCAAACGTCCCTGCTGGCCGTGAGGGCCTGTACTTTCAGAACCGCCTGCTGCTGCTCTACGGTCCCGACTACCTGGCAGTGTCCGACGTGCTGGATCCGCTGCACTACAGCCCGATCTTGAATGAGTTCAAGCTCAACACCGGTGCCAATGACGCTGTAGTGGCCCTGTACCCGTTCAACACGACCACGCTGATAGTCTTCAAGGAACGCAGCATTCTTGCTGTGGAGAACCTTTACGGCGACCTGTCGACTACCCGGCTCACTGAGGTTACCCGAGAGTTTGGATGCATCAGCCAGGCGTCTATTGCGTCCACAGGTTCAGACATCGTCTTCCTGTCGCAGCGTGGTGTAATCAGTCTCAAGCAGACCGAGTTTGGTATCAGCCAGTCGGTGGTGCTGCCGTTGTCAGATCCGATTCAGGATGTCATCGAAGAGATCGACCAAGCCAACTGGGAAAAGTCATGTGGGGCCTACTACAACAACCGCTACATCCTGAGCGTCCCGGTGGAAGGTGGAGACGGGACAAACCAACGCACCCTGGTCTACAACTTCCTGAATCAGGCGTGGGAAGGATACTGGGAAGGCTCGCTGCTTGTTCCACGGTATTACACTCGCCTGGTGGTCGCTGGCACAGACACGCTCTGCTGGGCTGACAACAGCGGGTTCATCCACAACTTCGACTACCAGGCACTGCAGGACCGCAATCGCGTAGGCACGATCCAACAGATTGCCACCTCGGTATCCTTCCGGGGCCATAGCGGTGACAAAAACCCCTATTCTCAAGCAAACCCAACAAACAACAGCGTCGAACACAAGCAGTGGACCAACCTGCAGTTTGAGTTTTCCTCATGGAATCCGACTTATTCCATCACGGCCAACTTTGACGGCGTGAATGAGTCTTACCCGATTGCCACAAACGAGACCAAGAGCCGCACGGCCTACTACATCTATGGCAGCGGAACCTACGTCACCAACAACTCCGGGAACAACTTCCTCGACCCATATCGCGAGGATTACTCTACGCTGCCAGGTATTCGATGTAACACTGCCGGATTCCAAGCGGGGCTTACGCAATCGTTCACGCAGAAGGCTCGCTTGCGCCGCCACTCCATTACCATGCAGCCTGTGGTTACCACTACCACCGGTGCGTTGAACATTTACAGCGTCAAATCCATCGCAATCCCTTTCCGACTCTACGGCAAAACCGACGTCTAACCTATGCCACTCTTTGTCACCGTCACGCCAGGCACCACCGTCACCAGCTCCACCACGCTGGATGCGTCCACACTCAACCTGCTAGGCACGCCCAGTGTCGATGTCACCGGTACGGTAGATGGCGGGTCGATAACGCTGGGAGTTCAGTCTGTTCCATTGCCTTCGTTATACTATCAGAACGATCAGACAATAGTTGGTAATGGTGCAGGATCGAGTGCAAGCCCAGTGGCGCTTACAACGACCGATTTAGTGCTGACGCCAACGACCGTCAATATCAATACAAGCGCTGTCACTACCGCAAAGATTGCCAATTCAAACGTCACCTATGCCAAGATTCAGGATGTTGTAGATGCTCGGTTGTTAGGGCGATCAGCGGGATCTACTGGTGTTGTCCAGGAACTGACTGTTGGATCCAACCTTACACTGTCTGCAGGAGCGTTGAATGCGTTGAGGCCGGCTGTTGCTTTTACAAATGTTCTTACAGCATCTCAATACGTCATTTCAAACACAAGAGTAAGCGCTACTGAAATAAGTGCGCTCACCACCTCAATAACACCTCAGACTTCAACTTCAAAGGTGTTGGTTAATTTCAATATTTCACATTCATTGCCTGACTACGGAGGCAATAACATTTGGTACAGGTATGCGTTCATTCTAACCAGAACAATAGGAGGTGTTGAAACCGAACTTGGCGTACCTTCAGGATATCTTTCTAATCAAGTGTATGGAATCAAACCAGTAAACTACAATCTGTATTATTCACAACAAAACCAAACCATACAATTCCTAGATACTCCCGGTGCTGCTACAGCTACAACGTATAAACTAAAAATTTACGGCAATACATCAGCGACTTCAAGTTTCTCTTCGTTATACATTAACAGAACCTCTGATAATACCAATAGCAGTGATCGTACGTTTGCCACTTCCCAAGTAATCCTCCAAGAGATCCTCCCTTGATCCCCCTCGTCACCGATTACCTGCTGCACAAGCTCCCGGATTCCTTCAAGGGCTGGACCCGTGAGGCTGTGGAGGACTATGTGATGTTCCACGCCCAGCAGAACACGCTCAAGGTGGCCCTGCAGGACGGGCACGTTGTTGCTGTGCTGGTAGGCTGGAGGCAGATGGGACCGGAGCCTCAAGCATGGACCTGGCAGAAGTCCGATCCGAATGGCGACCATTGGTACTGGCACCAGTTCGCCGCCGACTGCGCGTTGTTCGCAATGGCGGCGGCGGCTAAGTTCTTCCACGACAGGCCGGAGTCGGCAATCCTCCCGGCTATCGGTTATCGCAACGGTAAACTAACCACCTACAAGAAAGGCTCGATGCCGATCTATAGGGTGGCAGACAAAAAATATGGGAACCTCAGTTGAAGCACCAACGCCGCGTAACTACGGCCAAGAAACCCGTGACACGCTGCAGGCACAGCTTGACCTAGCTCCGCAGAAATATGCGGCAGAGGCCAAGTATGCCCCGCAGTATCAGGCGTTGCAGCTCGGCCTACTCAAGTCTGCCACTCCCGAACTCCTACAGCTTTACCGGGACCAGATCGCGCCGGCCATGGGCGAGGTCGAGGCCGCCGCACGCTCCCGTTCCCGAGCTGGCGACATTGCCGACATCTCGACCCTCGGCCCCCAGGCGCGTGCTGCAATCAAGGCTGCCTCGCCACAGCAGGCAGCACTGGCTGACAGTCTTACCGCCCAGGCTCAATCCGGGCTCAACGCTGGCTCCCGGCTAACGCCCGAACAACAGCGCCAGGTCGAACAACAGACCCGAGGCTCCTTTGCTGCCCGAGGCCTCGCAGGAAGCCCCACAGCCGGCCTACAGGAGGCTGTGCGCTCCCAGCTATCTGGAGCCGGAATGCAGCAACAACGCTCCCAGCAGGCCATGGGAGCCCTCGGAGCATCACAAGGCGTGTACGGCGACGTGTTCCAACAGGTGCTTGGGCGCCCATCACAGGCCTTTGCTGGATCTCAAAGTTTCCTAGGCCAAGCCCAGGGATTCAATCCGGGCCAGCTTTTCAACCCCGAGTCGCAGTACGCCGCCAACTTGATCGGTGGTAACCAGCAGCAACAGCTTGCTGCCCGTACTGCTTCTGCAGCCAACTCCACCGCACTCATTGGTGCCGGTATGTCAGCAGCATCCAGCCTATGAACTACGGATACCAAGGATCCATGCCCTACGGCCAGGGCGGTGGCATGAGTCAGTTTGCCCCCCAGATGCCTGCAATGCAGCCCGGCACCGGTTATGGTGCCCCGATGCAGCAGATGAACCCCATGAACACCGTTGCGGATGTTGAAGAACAGCGCAAACGGCTCAAGGCACTTGGCCTGGACGACTCGTTCATTGATGATGCATTTGCAATGAAGCAGGGGATGCTTGAGAAACGGGATGAGATGAAAGGACAAGCTCTTGATGCTATTGGAAGCGGTCTCAAAAGCGCAGGGAGTGGCATTGCAAGCGCCGCCTCTTCTGCTGGCTCTGGATTGGCAGGACTAGCGTCTTCACTTTGATTCAACGATACCAGCGATGCATTGGAATCAAGCTCTTCAGGTTCAGATCCTGGCAGCTTGAGGCCTGGTGCTGCCCGGCTGGCGAGGTTATCCCGTCGCATACCCACCAGTCATTCAGCTCTAGGATCATCCATGTCCTGGGGAGGATGCGTTGGACGATGGGCGACAAGTCGAAGCACGTCACCACCTGGCATTGTGGCTGGTCTAAGCCGGTGCCTGCCGGTGTGAGTCATTCAGCGGTGGCAGACACTTTTTCGGTGTTCCTGAACCTAGAACGGTGGCAATCCAAGCCGACATCTGCTGCAGTCGATCTCCATCCAGCATGAACAAGCTCGGCCAGCTCTACTTCGACGCAGCAGGAGGCAACCACAACGCAGTGGTGTTCATCACTGCCTTCCATGCCTACTGCCATTCCATTGACGACCTGATTGATGGGGACGTGCCTTTTAGCCCTGAGGCATTCCTGGATATCTTGATGCAGGCCAACAGCCTCTACTCGACCCCGTTCTACATCGACAACTGGTTCCGGCTGCAGCCCGTGATAGCCATGATCACCAGCACCTACGCAGATTCCGTTGCCTGGGAGAAAGCCGATGAGGAATGGAAGCGTAAGACAGCCGATGTCCTACGGCTCTGTGGCAACGACATGATTTTACAAGTGGCTTGGATAATCGGTGGTTACAAGCACATGAGGGCTATCAGCTTGAAGTTGCGGGAGTTCGCATACCATTCTCAACACAGCTAAATCTATGGCACAATACGGCTATTCAACACCTTACAGCGGTCAACAGGTTGCGCCATTGCCTCCGGGCTACATGGAGGCTGCTACGGCTTCCGGTCGCAATCTGGCGATGGGCATCACCGCCATCGGTCAAGGCCTGGGCAAGGCGCTGGAACGCTACACCGAGAACAAGAAGGCGCATGAGGCCGCTGATCAAACGAATACCGCGGTGACGCAGATGTTCCTGCAGCAGATGGAGAATGATCCGAAGGTGCAGGCTGTGCGATACTTTGAGGACACCGGCCAACTGCCCACCGGTGTAGATGAAACCACGCTGAAGTCCTACGAGGCGCAGATGAAGCGTGATGCCGGGATGATCAGCAACTTGGTTGGAAGCAGCGCTAAGTGGGCGGACATGAGCCTGACCAAGAAGAAGACTGCGCTCGGTGACACCGTGACGATGCTCAACCAGTATCGGAACAACCAGCAGGACGATTTTAAGAACGAGGCAAATAGGCAGGCGTTGGCAATGGGTGCGTTGCAGTTGGGTAAGGCTCAACGCGAGGAGGCTGCTGCTCCGTATTTCACGCAGGCGCTTTCCGACGTCATGTCAATGCAGCCCGGTCAGGCTCCTTCCGAGCCGTACTCCAACGTGACGCAGGAGATGCTTGGAAAGTACGGCGACAAACTGACTCCGACCCAGATGCAGTCGTTGATCCCAATGATGCGCAGGATGGGGCAGTCTATTCCCGCAAACATGACTGCGCTCGGTGCGACTATCGGACCCGAGGGGACCAAAGTGGAATACGGATTGCCGGCTACGGTCACCTCTATGCCTGTCCCAGGCACTGACTACGTTCAGCCAATGATTTCAGGGAAGGCAGCCGGCGCACCAATTAAAGCTCAACCAAAGATTCAGGCCGAAATCGATAAACTTCCTGAAGCCCAGCAGAAATGGGCAAACGATACACTTAGCGATATTAATAAGAACCCGCAAATCAAGGCAGTTGGAGAACAGTTCAAGAATCTGATGGAGATAAAGGAACTGGGAACAACCCCTTCCGATGATATTGCGCTGATCTTCAAGTACATGAAGACGCTAGATCCCACTAGCGTTGTCCGTGACAACGAATTTCAAACCGTAGGAAACGCTGGAGGTCTTCCTACTCAAATTCAAAACATCTACAACAGCTATACCACCGGAAACAAGCTGACTCCTGAAATTCGGAGAGATATTAAAAAGTCTGCTGATTCAATCGTGCGTGGTTCACTCAAAGCTGTTGAGTCGACGATTAGTGATACTGTAAGTCAGGCGAAATATCGTGGAGTGCCTGAAATGCTTATCCTTCCTGAGAACTCATTGAAGGCGTGGAGGTCAATGTCTGCTCAAAGCGCTGCAGAATCTATGCAGCGTTTCCAATCGCCCGAAGATATGCGTGCTAAAGGCATTAAGCGCGGCCTTGTTTTCAATCCTGCCACCGGAAAATACCAAGAATTTCAAGACTGACCTATGCCATTCGTTGAAGGCGGAATTGTTGTCGATGAAGAAACACAGCAACAGGCCTCGCCTCAGATGGCGCAAGGCGGTTTTGTGCAGGGAGGAATCGAAGTCGATCCAACGCCCGAGGACTCTTATAACAAGGTGCTGCAGTTTCAAGGAGCGCAGACCGACTACACTCCCAGCAAGCAGGAGTTCCTCGACTACCTGAAGGTCTCCAAGACCAAGCCACTGCTTGGCGAGAAGCCACTGGAAACCATTGGCACTGCTGCCGTCCAAACGGTGGAGGACATTGCCTCAATGCCTTACAAGCTAGGTGAAGCCATTGGGCAGTACATGGACCCACCTGAAGGCGTCACACCGATGCAGCTTGCCGGTGGCACCGCTGCAGAAATCGCAGTCCAATCTAGGCTGAAGGCCGAGAACATGGGCCGCGGACTGATCGACACCGCGCTGAACAAGCTGTCGGACATTACCGGAAAGCTCCGCAACGACGACGACAAGTACGAGGCCTTCCTTGCTGCTGCCGAGATCAAACGGCAGTTGGCCCGTGCCAACGCACCAGGAGACCAGCGTGTTCCTGCCTCTCAGGATGTCTTGCAGGCCTATGGCATCCCCCAGGAAGCAATCAGCCAGCAGGGACTTGATGTTGGTGGATTCCTTGCTGACCCGTCATCCATTGCTTTTGCCGGCGGCGGAAAACTGGCGTCTGCATTGGCGCAGCGTGCTATCCCGCTAATCCCTCGGGCAGGGCAGATTCTCCAACGCACTGGCGAACGCATTTCAAACCTAGGCCGTGTTCCTGAAAACATGGCAGGCAGATTCACTGCCGGAGTCACTGGGTCCGAGCAGATGGGACAAGCGGTGCAGGAAGGCATCGCTAAAGGAACCACAGGAATCACCTTGGGTGAGGCTGCTGGCCTTCCGATCACCATGAATGTTCCTGGTCTAGGAACTGTTGCTAAGACAATCACTGCAACCAAGGGCCTAGGAGGGGCCATGGAGACCGTTGGAGAAGCTGGAACTGTATCCGGTGGTCCAAGCCTTACGGCGACCCAGCGCGGCCTTCTAGGGGCTGGCGAGCGTATTGCCGCGGCTGAAGGCGCATCATCTAGGGCTCGGGCCTTAGGAACCGCGCTCGCCAGGAGCGGCCTTGAGACTCCGATAAGGGGAGCGGCAACGATTCTTTTGCCGATGGCAGGTGCTGGCATTGCCGGCGGTGCGCTCGCTGCATTGACCGGAGAAGAAGGCGATGCTGTTGCCGCGGCCATTGGCAGCGGTGCTGGCTTTGGTGTTTTTGACGGTGGGTTCACGCTCGCTAAGGCTGTTCAAGCCAACGCCTTCAATGGTGGGCGTGTCCGACAGACCGCGGTGGATGATCTCAATACTCGTCCCACCGACGTGCAGTTCACCTACATTGACCCGGTGGCCGGTGAGCAGACTGCGACCATCAAGGATTCCGAGGCACGCGCCACCCTGTACGGACGCCTCAACAACAAGCAGCTCACCAAGGCGCTGTCCGAGGTTGCCGGTGCTGAAGGCGCTGGGGTTGATGTCATCTTCCACACCGATGCAGACACGGTCCCTGCTGGACTGCAGAACGTGAATTATGCCGGTGTTGCAATCGGTCCCGACAACATCAAGAGCGGAAAGCCGACGATCCTGATCAATGTCGACAAGGCCAGCCCCGAAGCACTCCCGCATGAGATCCTGCACGCACGCATCACGCAGGACATGGTGAGTCAGCTTGGGGCCAAAGCCATCGACACTGCCTCTGCTGATCCCAACTTCCAGAGGCAATTCACCGACTTCGCTAACAAGTACGCCGACAAACTACAATCGGCTGGTGGGCGCGTGATTGCTGACCGCATCCGTACTGAGCTCCGGGATGCTTTTGATCCTGCTCAACAACGGGCTCAAAAGGTTGAGTCTCTTAAGCGCATCACCGATGAGTTTGCCGCGTACTACACGCAGGAGATGCTTAAAGGCAAAGACCCGAAGACGATGCTTCCGGGTCGCATTCCTTCCTTCCTTGAGATGGCGCTGAACAACGCCAAGGAGGCTGTTTCGGAACGGTTCACTCGGCGTGCATTGCAGGCTGGTTTCGACCCTGTTGCCCGCACCTTCTACGACGCCAACGGACGGCGCATCAAGCTCGACTGGATGGAGGATGCCATCAAGAACCTGGTGACTCCGAAGGAAGGCTACGAGCCCACCGAGCAACGGGTCGACATCAACAAGATGACCCAGGCGCAGCAGAATGCGGTCATCATGGCCCGAGGCTACTCGGACCTGTTTATGACTGCCCCGGATGGCAGTATCGTCAGGCCGTTGTCTAAGGCGGAGATTGCAGCCCGGACTGCTGACATAGCCAACCGCACGATGCGTGCTGTCGAGTCTGTTCCTCAGGCTGAACGCACCAGCATCTCGGGCATGGATGCCTACGGAAACCCGGTCATCGAAGGGAGACTTAGCCTGGCCGAGGCCGATGCAGTATCAAAGAGTGGCATCTTCGGGCCATCCTCTTCCAGGACACTGATCGACATCGCCACCGCAATCCGGGATGGCACGCTCATGGAAGGCAGCTACTGGAAGGTGTACGGATCCACCGGGAAGTCCGGCGTGTTTGGAGAGTCCCAGAAGCTGTTCCTGCCCTACGGCATCTCAATCAACAGCAAGGGCGGCGTCAACGTCAAGGTGGTCGACTGGGGCAAAGTGCAGGCCCGGATGTACAAGGCACTGAGCAAGCCGGCCTACAAGAGCCTCTTCAACAACTACGACCAGGCCATGTCCACGATGCGTGACGTGTACCTGAAGAACATTGCTGAGACCGGTGCTGTGCCTTCCGCTGAGGCGCTCGGTGGAGGCATCGAGGGCGCTAAGAAGCGCAATATGTTCAACGAGATCATGGGTGCAGTTCCCAAGAAAGGGGACGTCATGGTCAACTTCCCGACTGCCGGCTACGTCGCCAACCGTAAGGGAGGATCGGTCTATCAGGATCTGCGTCTTGAGCGCATCCAGAATGCCGACTCCACTAAGGCCCAGATCCCCTGGACAGGCGACATGGGCGAGCAGTCGAGCTACCGCCGCACTCAGCTGAACTTCATGCCTGCAGAGGCCATTGGTGAGACCAGGGTCAGCACCGATGAGAATGGCGGCTATCGAATCTTGTCGAAGAACGGAAAGTTCCGCCTGTACAGCCCCGATGGATCCACCGTTGGGATCTTCGACACTCAGGAACAAGCCAAACTCAAAGCAGAAAAAGATTATGCCACTCAAACAAGGATACAGCCAGAAGTCCGTCAGCAGCAACGTCCGCTCGGAGATGAAGGCCGGCAAGCCACAGAAGCAGGCGGTCGCAATCGCGCTGTCGGTGGCCAAGAAGGCCAAGGCGAAGGCGGGGCGGTACGACAAGCGGGGGATGTAAGGTTCATGCCGGCTGAAGAGGAGGCGGCCAGAAAACAAGTTGCGGAAGGTCTTCCCCGGCGTGCATCTTTTGAAGCTTCAGGAGTTTCAAGGGATCAAAATGGAAACATCTACTTCAAAGGCAAAGAACCGAAAGACTGGACTCCAAAGGAGTTTGAGGAATACGGCAAAGCATTCGGCGT